TGAGGATTGACCAAAATATCTATTGTTGACTTATTGTTTACTGGATCAAAATCTTTTCTAAAAACAAGACAATGGAACTTATCTTTAGATGCTATTTTACTTGGAACTCTTGATAATTTGTTTTTTGCGCCATCTTCTGTGGGTGTGGCTAAATCTAAGTAGATACCTTGATCTTCATTTACGTGGCTTGAAAAATGTAAGTTCGCTCTAACTAAAGTATTATCATCGCCAAACGTACTGTCTCTCTCTGGGGTAAAATCGTAATCTGTTCTTGGTAATTCGTGAGTTGCGAAAACAACGGGGTTATACCAGTTTTCTACGAAGTTTGGGTAGATGTATCCCCCTGAATAGTATTGTTCTTCGCCGCGAACCCACATTGATAAAGTCCAAGAGTCTCCAGTAAAAACCCCTGTCACATTCGCATCAGTTGTAGCGAGCGAAGCTGCACCCGTTCTGTGTAAATTTAAATAGTCAGATGTTGCCTCCTCTTCTCCAATGAATTTTTTTACTAAACTCTTACTAGAAAAACGCTTTTGACAAGCCTCTATCTTTTTATTACAGCCATCTTTTTGCCAAAATGAGGGGTTGCCTTCTGGATGATCGCCCGAAGCGGTTTGTGAGCATACGTACCAAGTTCTATGGAATAGAGGTTCACCAAGGTCATTTCTATCTAAAATAATTGATTTATCTTCAATAAAAACGGATTCACCAACAGAATAACCAGAATCGGGTTGATAAAATCGATTTTCAAAATTAAATCCCTCGTTAGTATTTAAGGTTATAAGATTATTATTAGTGTCAGTGAAAGCCGATCCATCTTCCCGCTCTACTGGTAAACCATCATATCGACATCCTAACCCCCTATACTGCCAATAACAATATTTGGCATTTACAGTTCTATTATTTACATCGAAGTTATCTAGATCTAAGGGCAAATTTAATTCAAACTCAACAAAAGATTTGTTTTCTTGTACTTTCTGACCTATGTAATACTTCTCTTCTGAAATTTCAGAATCAGAGTTCGCTAAACCAAAAGGGTTGTCTCCCTCAAAATTCACATCATCTAAATGTTTTACAAAAACTTTTTTCCTAAGTACTTTGGCATTTTTAAAATCTTTATATTTAGCTAAAAAATAGGTAACAATCTTGTTCTTGTTAGCGACTTTAATCTTGGGCCTTGGTAAAGACCCATCCCCAAACACCCCGAAGCCTTCAGCTTCTACAGGGATCGGCATGTATTGCACACCTTGCCAAATTACATTTTCACCGAAAACAGAACCCCCATGAAAGCTCAAGAAGGTAGATGGTGAATCCACCGTATCTGGATACAACCTATATAGTTCTAGAATTGCAGTTGGCTGCAAATCTAATAAACTTCTTGCTGCTTCATTTTTTCCTTCAACCGCCATGTTTAATATTACACATTTTACACTATTATAACCTGTAGAAATGATAATTAAACAATTAATCCACAAAGAAGAGGCTTGGGATGACTTTCTCGACTTCTGTTTGAGATCTAAGCCTTATAACGCTTTTTGTTCTGGATCTAGAACTATGAGGGTAGCAGCAGCTAAAAGGTACTTTAACGAGTTCTGTAGCGATTGTGAGATTTACTACTGCGACGATATTTGTTACGTCTTTTTAAAAGAGCGTGAAACTTATAATCATATACAGTTTTTATTTAGTAATAGGCGCGGCTCCAATTCAACCAAAATAAAAGCTTTTTATGCGATATTAGACCACGTTCGACAAAAGAATGGCAAATACTTTAAGTCTGAGATTAGAAGGACATTTAAAGTCGATTTTTATAAAAAATGGATAGATAGATACGATAAAAGAGCTATAATATTAAATAATAAGGACCAAACTGTCCTATGGTATAATACAGAAAAGATGAAAAAACACCTTAAAGTAGTAGGCACAAATGATCTCAGTAAGCATCTGCAAGACAAAATTGTAGATTATGATATAATCAACGTGGAATCAGGTAAAAATGTTTGTGTTACTCAAATCAGTATTGATGAACAGAAGTATCTTTTTGACGGAAAGCGCATTTCCTTGCGAGAGGGTAAGTGTTTAATTGAAGGAATGATCTCTGACGATAAGACATTTGTAGCGAACATAACTTTAGAATTCAAACCATAATGAATCAAGAATTAGTAAAATATCGTGTATACGATAAAAAAAAGAAATATCATCACTCGTACCTTTTAAAGGACGAAGCAATTAATTGCGCCAAATATGTATCTGGCTCAGTGAAAGTCATAGAGGATGATGGGGAAAAGGAGATTTTTAGTAGTAAAAAACGAACAAAGTAATGTCTCTGGTTAAATCTATCTTAAAAAGCATTGAGTTGTATCTCGCCTTGAGGAACAAACTCGCGTTTTTTGAAATCACAGAAAAACACAACAAAAATAAAAATGAACTTATCGAAGAAATTGAAAAGTTACGTGCTGTTGGCGACAATGAGTCCAGTGATCGTGCTGACTTCTTGCGGGGGCAGCTCCGCACCGAAAACAACCAGTTTAAACATATATCAGCCGTCTTCCTTGAAGCTCAAGGCGGGTCAGCCGATTCAGACTGAGGAGGGGGTTTACACCCCCCAGACTAACGAAGTTTGGCATTCAGACTCTCGTTATAGGAAGTTGGAGCGCGAAGTTTACAATCAATAATTAGCGCTTCCTTCTGAATAGAGGTAGCAAAGCTACAATTAAAAATAGTAAAGAATTAGCTTCTGGGACTACTGGCAATGTAGCCCCATTACCTTGTACAAGAGAATTAGGAACAGCTTCATCAAACACAAAATTGTCCATCCCAAAACAGAAACCTGAATTACCACACTCAGGACAGCTTGAATTACCAGTATGAGTTGCTGATACACCCCTATCAAAGATAACTACTTTATCGACGTTATCAAAAGAGCTGGGCAAGAAAACATCTCTAGCGCTTGATGCACCCCAATCTACGCTGGGTAAAGCGTATATCTCCGTAACAGAAGAGCCATTTAAGTAGCCTTGAATGCCTATATTTTCTTCATTTGTAGCTGGTTGCCCACCAGCCGAAGTATTCGAAGTTATCTGAAAATACTGTAAATCAAAAGGGTTGTTGTTTTGAAGAGAAATCTCTATAGAAGAGATTGCAGTCCAATGACCGTGGATAACATCATTCCCCACATCATAATAATCACCTACAGTCTGAAAACTCCAATCTTCGGTGGGTGAAACATATTCAAGAATAACAGATTGTTCTTGATAGTTAATGACTCCATAATTTTGAGAAGTTGTGGTTGTGATGATAGTGTTACCTGATTCTAAGTAGCCCGTCCCACCTGTAAAGGTGACGATAGCCGCTTTACAAAAACAACATAAAACAAATATTGGCAATAGCAGGGGTATTAATTTTTTCATTTTTTAAGTTTTTTAAGTAAGTAGTCTTTAAATTTTGACAATCTTCCAGTGATTTTGTTAAGCAATCTACTTAACTTACTATCTTCTGGCGCAAAAAACGCAAGTGTCCCAACTATGCCCATTACCGCGATTACAAATTCAGGCATCGAGGACATATAGGGTGCTAAAATTTTGTCGAATATTTCTTCCATGATTAATAATCAGATAGTTTGGGGGGATTAGTAGGAGGCTCATTGGAATTGATTTTGAGATCCTCCCTTACTTTAAGTAATTCCCTGTCTCTCTTTGCCCTCTCCTCTTCAGAAAGTTCCTCCTTTTCTTCTTTTTCCTCAGAAGAGGGGTTAGACCCTTTAATGTCACCATACCCCTTTTCAGCGTATTCTCTAATGTCTTCGAAGGTTGAAATGCCTAAAACTGACTCAGTAAACCTATTGAATTTGGAAAACGCTCCATATTCTTGCTCTGTAACAACAGCTATCTCTATACCTTCTGTTTTCGCTGCTTTGGCTTGGAAGTAGGTTCCGCTTGCAATTGTCATTACTCCAGCAGTCCCTATTGCTGCCACTTTCTGAGTTGTGGCAGCTATAAGTCCAGCCCCTACCGCAACCTTTTTTGATTTTTTTGTTAGTTTTTTATTATTTTTATCTGTTTCTATCAGTTTTTGCAAGTTAGAATCATCTGAAGATTCGGCTTCAACTTCTGGGTTTTCTTCCTGCTCTTCAGGGGAAGATTCAACTTCTTCTTCTATCTCTTCTGCGACCTTCGGCGCACACCCCTCACAAACACATTCTTGATTCTCTAAATTATTAATTCTTTCTAGTAGCGTCCAAGCTGCCTCTCGCAAATGTCTGTCAAGATCAGAGATGATTTCGCTATCATCTGGGTTGCAGTATTTTAAAGCCAAAGATGTAGCTTCTTCAAGATTTTTATCTGTCTCCCCCATTTGATTTTAATTACACCTAAATCAAATTTTTTGAAATATTTTAATATTAATTAAAATAAATTGTGTAATTAAACTTATGGATCATTGGACAATCATCTCATCCGTAGCATCAGCATTATTCGGGGGAGCTTTGTGGAAATACATGAGTCACAGATTAAGTGCCGAACATCAGATAAAAAAATTAGACTACCAAACAGAGGGAGTCCTGCTTAGTAATCTAATTGATAGAGTGAGCAAGTTGGAATCCTTGCTTATTAGCTCCTCAGAAGAGAAGGAGGCTATGAGGCTTCAAATAAATGAATTAACTATTCAAGTCACAGAGCTGAAAGTCGAGATTAAATTCTTGAGAGAAGAAAATCAACGGCTTAGGGACAATAGTCAAAGTATATAGAAGTTGTAAGTAGGCTGGTTACCCTCTTGGAAAGCGTTCTTATAAATGTGGAAATTTAACTTCCCGCCATTTTCAGCAATCTTTTTCAAAGCCTCTTCACTGAGGTTGGCAGAGCCAGATAGATAAGCCTCGCCTTTTTTGCTGTTTTTGATCCAACAGCCCCCCGCCTTCAGCTTAGACCACTCATTGGAAGAGTCCTTCTGTTGCTTTAATGAAGTCTGATTTATGTTGAGATGGGACACGTTGGTACTGGCGCTTGAATCTTCTGTAGTTCCTTCTTGATGTCGGGTCTTCATTGATTAATGATAATGCTTTTCTTATTTTTTTGCAAGTTTTTCCGCTCATAATTTTGCTATGTAATTTTCTGAATCTTTGATAAATCCAAGCCTTTTATAAAGGTTTTTTACTTTTTCTTTGTTTGGGGATTTTTCGGAGCAACCCATTTGTATATGCTCAAAACCGTTATCTCTGGCGTATTTTATTGCTGTCACCAGTAGCTTATAGCCAGCATAGGGGTTACTTGAAAGCCAGACATATTCTGAGAATATTTCTAACCCATGCCTTGGTCCTCTCTCCTTTAGAAAGATTATAGTTGCATCATATTTACCTGAATCATTTAGGTTAGCCCACATAAAAACATTGAAAGCTAACATCTTATCGTGAGCAAAAGCTTGCTTCATTGATTCGACCCCATTAGGGAGAAGGTAGTGATAGTTGTTACCTTCCGCCTTCAGATTTAAGTAATCAGAAATATCGTCAGCAGCTTTATTGAACTGCTCTGCGCTAACTATTCTCTTGATCATTTGTGTAAAAGCCCAATAAGCTTACGGATCTCTTTACTTGGGACATCTTTCCAAGACTTCCATTTTGCAACGTCCTCATTTTTATAAGTTTCATCCTTCCAAAACACCTTCAGCATTTCAATGAAATCTTCAAATGAGGATACACCTTTTTTAGACAGTAAGGTCTTTTGCAAAAGACCAATAGGTGTGGTAGCCGCCGCTTCCACAGACTCTACAGAAATGCTATTATTAGCCCCCTTAGACTTGTCAATCTCATCTGCGCCCACGATGTGGATATTCAAGAAGTTACGAACACAACGAACGAAAGCTCTATTGCAAGCTATTGTCTCCAAGAATTTTGAAGCAAATGAATCTGTATTATCTAGTGTGGCGTTAGCTACGTCTTGATAAGCAACCCTCTCTTTCCCGCTCTCATAATTAGAGGACCAGAGGATTTCACAAGAAGCAACAACATAACTCTCAGATACATTGTCAACCTCAAATGACACATTCTCAAAACCCCTAAGTCGAGCGAGTTCTTTAATACCCCCAAGCATGATGAGTAGCTGATTGTCAGCTAAACCTTCAGAAGAGTCTGGTACAGGTTTGTTCCTGTAATTAAACCAATCCCGATTCGGGTAAAGAAACTCAGGTTTGATCATAGCTCGCCAATTTACTGAACCATCTTCATTAAAAATGTAATCGACATTTTCTAGGAGACCATACTCATCCCTCTTGTAAAGATCGGGTCCGAATAGTTTTTTCTTGGCGGCTTTCTTAGCTACTTTTTTCTTGCTCATAAATATAGAAGTGTTTGGATTCTTCCCAGTATTCAGGAGTATCCAATACTTTATCGCAGGAGTCAAGCTTTTTTTTGTAATGAGCGTAACTCATGTAAATTTTATCCTCCTCAATGATTTTTTTATTACTTAAGAATTTTGCATCATCAGAACAAGCAATAGGCTCCTTTTCGTCATGCTTTGGGTGGACTTGGGTTTCAAAGTATTTGTTTCTTAAGAAGGGCAACTCATCCTCTTTGTCTGAAAGTAGAATGAAGTCTATCCCTAGCTTTTTAAGGTATCCAAAGTACTCTTCAGGGATTGTATCATTCTTATCTTGAACAGTGTAAAGGATTCTTTTTATATTCTCACGAAACTGCATGAGCATACTAATTTGTGGTAACTGGTCTGTCACCAATATAACTTCATGATTAGCGCAGTAATACAAAAGAGCCTCTTCCTCCACACCGTAGTCTATACGGACAAAAAGGCTTCTGGGTAGACCTTTAGTTATTGCTGTGGGGACTACCTCGACGATTTTTTGATAGTAAGAATCCCCAATATTAATTGTTTTAAAATTAAATTTTAATTGGCCCAAGCCGCAAAATTCTAATATTTCTTTGCAAACAGCCTCTGGCTTAATTGAATCAATCTGTCTTTGAGGGTCTTCAGTCGAAAAGCATGGATTTGAATTCCAATCAGGCTCTAAACAAGCTTTGTTTTTAAAGCTACCCCAGAATGGCTTAGTATTGCTAGCGTAATTATTGCCATGTAATGTTATGGTTTTAACATCCTGAGTACTTGCGTATTGGGCTAAGTGACTATCTGGACCCAAATATAACATGCTCTTGGCGACAAGGTAAGCTTCATTTTTTAAGCTACAACTTAAGTGTCTACTTACTCCCGCGATTGCGTTTTCGCCACCAATTTGATAAATTTTTATGCCATGATTATCTAGAGTTTCTCTTAGTAACTGAAATACGGTAGAGTAATGCTTGTATATTTTAGAGGCTTGTTTCTCGCCATCATAAAACACAATATATTTTTCATCCAAACAAGGGAAAAAATGTTGTTGAATATCAGGCTTAGAAACTTTAACCCCTAGACTCTTTGAATATTCATGTAATAAGTGAGACATTACGCAAAAGTAAATTCGTGTTTAGTGATTCCGTTATGCGTAAAGCATACGGATTTTTGGGTTGTTGCATGAGGATAAAAAGCTGCACTAAATAAACCTTCTGATTGCCCAGCGCCTTCTAGGGAAAAGGTATTCTCCATCTCTTTCGAATACCTAAGAACTTTATGTACATAAGGGCTATCCTCAATCAGCTCGAAATATTCTGGGTTGGTAAATACATAAATATTATAATCAGAATACTGTTTTTTGAATCTCTTCATTAGCGAATTAACCAACAAGACATCGACTTCAGACTGTGGAATGACTATAGCAATTCTAGAGCCTTTATCTTTATCGCCAAGCAAATCCTGCAAGGATGGAATTTGACTTTTTTGTATTTGCTCCTGAGCTGTTTTTCTGAAATGTTGTATAATTTCCCCCACTTTAGCGCCAGATTTTATCTTACCCATCCAATGCCTCACTCCTGAAGAGTTTCTATCTACATCCTCATCCAGTATGTTCTTGTATAAACTCACTAACAACTCTATTAAATCAGCATGTTCTTCAATTTTATACTCTGGATTATAATCTCTTAATTTAGATCCGTAGTCATAATCAACATCTGGCATGTTATCGATCATCTCCTCTAATTGTTTACCAATAACCTCAGTAGAGAAGTTTTCAATAGTCCACTGTCGAGCGACTTTACCCATCTCACTTTTTTGTGAGGGGGGCATTTTGTAAACATTCTCTATCTCACGGCTTATTGATGTTGGGCAAGTTGACGCTTTAATAAATTGCGTCCCGGGTTCTCTATACTCGCTCCAATCGAGTGGAATGCCACCACTTTCTTTAGTGCAATTATCTTCTCCGCACGAATAATCAGTAACTAGAGTTACAAGCTCAGTAAGTTTAGCTTCTTGAATAGGGATTTCTTGCCCCCCGCTTGTAAACGGGTGACAATATACATCCATAAGATTGTAAATTTCATTCAACTGTTTTTCATCCACACCTTTGCGGGTGTTAGTTGTATTTACGGACTTCTCAGAGCCACAGTTGTTACAGTTTTTTTCCTGCCCTTCGTAAGGCTTGACTGTGTAGGTATTACATTTAAAACAAACATAAGTCGTTAAAATATCTGAAGGATCTAAGCTCTTCTCAGCGATAAGATCGTCGATATTCCAACCTTCTACCCAATGAGTATGTAGAAATAGTTTAGCTTTAGAATCTGGATTA